CCTGAAGAATAAACACGGATGGCTTTCCCAAGCCCACCCGTAACATAGGTACAATGTCGTTAGACTTTGTTATCTTCGTCAAGCTTCGCGACCCGTTTAGGTGTTGAAGTCTTCAAGAAGACAGCGCTATAAGTGTGCCACCTCGCGAGGAGACCCAGATTGTTACCAAGAGACATACGTCCCTTGACAGCACGCTGAGACAACTCCCTAGGCAGAGAAAGAGAAGCAATGGCTGATTCGATATTATCTAAATCAAACCATATTTTCTCCAACTCCGCCCAAGTGAAGTCCACACCTTCTAGCTCTTCCAAAGTAGACCGAAGGTCCCGAGCAGCAATTACAGTATCAAGATTAGGTTCTCGAAAGACTGTTTCGATCACATCATCTAAGATCCCCGGATATTCCATCCAAAGATCAGTAGATGTTACTCTATCGAGGTATTCAGGTTTAACCTTAACACCAAGATGAAGTAGATATCTCTCTTCGATTGCTCGAAAAGATAAATCGTGACCGAATTCAAGTCGATCAAGTCCCCGCTCTACGGTACCGTAGTGCTCTCTATCTCGTTTAACAGTTCCAAGCTCTTTTGCCTTTTGAAGTAAAGGCGCTAGAGCATCCAAACGGTCTAAAACCCGCTTGACCTCTTTCGAGAGGAACTGATCTACTAGATATCCAATCCTGTCGTCCGATTTGTATGAAGAGCCGATGGTTCGCATCATCAGCCATTCACGCAAAGACAGACTTTCAGGACCAGAAGGACTATGAAAAGCCACTATGTAACCTCGCAACCGTGACGGAAGAGACCGAAGCCTCGCCATCAGGTTACCTTTTGCCTTATAACCATACCCAAGAACACTCAATCCTTGAGCAAGGGTAAGGCTGTGAATTTTACAGTATTCGAGCCATCCTGATAAGGAAACTCTAGCAACCGCTAATTCCAACGCAGACACTGGTGAAGCGTTCTGTCCTTTTACAAACAGACGTTTCGCGAATTCCAATGCTGTTCCAGCCCATGACAATAAGGATTTATGCAACCCAATACTCACTCCGAAAGAAGCGAGCACAGATTGATAATGCTTAGCCACACGTGGATTCCCAATGACTATATCATCTCCTAAGATGGCATAGTCTTCGAACCACTCACCTGGAGTTTTAATAACTCCTCCAACCCAAGCTGAATACTGCACGATAGCGTGATGAGTAAAAGCTAACATGTTCCATGAGGATAGGGCTCCCATTGGTTGTCCGCATCCGTAATACAGATGCTGAGACTCCCAAAGGGGTTTCCCCGTTTTGTCCTTCATGGCCGGCAAATAATATGCTCGGCCAGTTAGGATATATCCCCATAACTCCGCACCCCATTGTGTTAAGAATGGAGCAAGAAGTATCTTTTGGATATCCAACGGTAGACGATCCGTTGCAGCCGATAAATCAAACGAAAACTTTGGTTTCCCATCGTTAACAATACGATGAATCGGTTTTAACTGATCGAACGTTCCATCCTGAGGTATCAATCTCAAAAT